ATGGGATCAGGACACGGGATACTGTGCAAATCCCGCAGGATTTCGAACCGATCACGTTCACGAGGGCAAGTGCTACCTCCACGGCGGAGGGTCAAAAACTGCCAATGAGGGAAACAATTATGCCGAAACTCATGGGATGCACTCTAAGCGTCAAAATTATTACAAGAACCGCTCGGACGAGGCACAAAACTGGATCGATGCGGTTGTAGAGAGCCTCTTGGACGATGCACCATTCAATGGTGAAAACTTTGCGAAAATGCAAATGGTTCGAAACATCGCCATCGATATGCACAAGATGCAGAGCGCAAACGACTTCATCGATAAGGCTGGCATTGTCGAAGAAGATAAGGTCGTCGGCTACTCAAACGATGGCCAGCCTATCATGGAAGACCAAGAGAATCCAATTAATGTGACCTACGACCGCCTCAATCGAACAATGACCCGCCAACTCAAGGAACTTGGACTACTCGACGACCCTGAATCTCAGAAGGCTGAGGCTGGCAACAACTTAGCTAATGAGTTGTCATCCTTGCGCGAGGCTCGAAAGGATGAAGATTAACGAATTTAGTGGTGGCTACTACCGAGCCAAGATGTCTGTCCAACCATTTGAGGACGGGCCATCCATCGAGCAAGGTCTCTACAATCTCATTGAACAGAAAATCTATGAGAACACGAATGCGCCGATCACCATGCGACTCGGCCTGAACAAGGGGCCACGCTTCACACCATCGACAGAAATTTCAATGCCACAAGATGTGGTCGGCGTCCCCCAATCGGTCTTAGACAACTCGGATATTCACCCCTCGGACGACAATGTGAATGTCTTTATCCTGAAGCCAGACGCGGCCTACAGGTTCAATAAGACAATGGACGCGAGTGAGCAATACTACTTCAACGAGGGGAAGGAGCCCGATCAGTAATGGAGGGAGACACAGATCCTGCCAGATTGTTGGATGAGCCCGCCTACTTTGTCGAAAAGTATATTGGAGAGGAGCCATTCGACTATCAAAAGGAGTTCATGAATGCTGATAACGACCGCAAGGCCTTTGTCTCTGGCCGACGTGTGGGTAAGTCTCGCACGGCAGGCTGGCTCGCCTTGTGGAAGGCAGCAACATTTGCCGGAGCCGAAGTCCTCGTCACGGCCAAGGCGCAGCGACAATCAATGGAGATGTTCAATCAAATTGTCAAAGAGATTGATAACTCCAAGGCCTCCAAGGAACAGTGGGGCGTTGTTAACAAGACTCGCACAGAGATTCAGTTTGACAATGGATCGAGGATTTTGGCTCTCCCAGTTGGCCGAGACGGATCAAATATTCGTGGATACGGTGGCACAAACAATATGATCATTGTGGATGAGGCCGCCTTTATCGATGATGAAATCTTTCAACAAGTCTTCTCACCCATGATGGCAGTTGGCAACGGTGACTTTATCCTCTTGTCTACTCCCTTTGGGAAGAAGGGCTTCCTGTATGAGAGGTTTACAGATGACAAGTGGTACACCAAACGGGTGCCCACCTCAGCCAACCCGCTGGTCGATGACGACTTCATCGAGGANCAGCGAAAGAATCTCACAAACACACAGTTCAAACAAGAGATTCTCGGCAAATTTGATGAGGCATCGGACGCCTTCTTTAACAGAGATGAATTAATGAATTGTGCAAGAGATAGTGTCAGTCAAGAATCAGAAATCACATTTCTTGGAGTGGATCTGGCGTCTTCTGGTGCTGACGAGTCTGTGTATGTGTGCATTGATGATAAGGGTAACATTTTTGACATTGAGCANACCACAGATAAGCCGATGACCGATGCAATGGGACGAATCAGGGANCTTGACACCTACTACGACTTTAACAAAATTGTCATTGATTCGACATCCCTCGGCCAAGGTGTGGTCGATCAGGTCAGTGAATCCTTNGGTTCNAAGGTCGAAGGATTTAAGTTCACCAACCCCAAGAAGCAAGACTTGTACAACACGCTCAAGAATAGCTTGCAGAATGAGGAGATTCAGTACGAGTTCGTCCCAAACAAGGACAACAAGGCTGAAAANAAGATGGTAACNCAGTGCCTTGAACTGAAGCGTTCGTTCACCTCTGGTGGGAGGATGAGAATCGAGCATCCNGCAAATAAGCATGACGACTTTTCTGATGCGCTGGCCCTCGCTGTGTGGGCCAANAGTCGGAAGAGTACAGCACGCTCAGACAAGGCCTCGATGAAGCCCTTTACCCTCGGTTCAGTAAACGGAGCATAATAACGTATGGCAAACAATAGAAGTAGCTTTGGATTATCTAATCTACGCGACGGAATCGAAGAAAAGACAAGTGAGCTGTCTGAGGATGCACGGAGCCGTGCGACAGATGGCTCCTTCCTCGACACAAACAAACCATTCACCTATGAGCAGGAGGAATACGATAGGACTGAAGCCCCTCGGGACGACATGCGAACCTACTGGCGACAGTTTGAGACAACTCCTATTGTCAGAAAGCCTATCACTTCCTTCGCCTCACGAGTAACTGAGCCCGGTTACTATATCGAGACTCAGCGACTTGATCAGGAGACGGTAACAGAGTTAGGCGAGTGGTTGGATAGTTGTGCAATTGTCGAGGGACAGCCGGGCAAAGGGTTTCGTGAATTAGCCAAGAAGGCTGTTGTTCAGCGAGAGGTTCGTGGAACAGCNCTTGTCGAAAAGGCACCACACAAGGAAGACGAAGAGAAGATCGCTGGCCTCAAACTTATCAATCCTGAGACAGTTGAGGCTGTTACCTTGCCCGACAAATCAATTCTCATGCCGCCAGATGCGATGAATGGTAAGTATGAAGAGGCTCCAGATGCTGAGAGTGGTGGGGTCGCTGCATGGCAACAGGACATTCTTGAAACTGATCAGACATATTTCCACGAAAATTACAGTGATGAGGAAGGAAATGTGAAAATCGGCTTCCGTCGAGATGAAGTCATCCCCCTCCGCCGAGACGCTGATGTTGGGGAAATCTTTGGCACCTCTCGACTCGAATCGGTGAGCAACCGAATTGACGGACTCAAAAATAAGTTGGACGACAATGATCAGGCAATTGCCTCGAAGGCCTACCCCCTCTACGTATTTCTGTTTGGAGATCCTGAGACAGAGGAAGGGGTGTGGGACTCAGATGATATTCAAGACTTTATGAGTGCCCATGAAATGCAAAACTTCGAGCCCGGTATGAAACAAGGTGTCAGGGGAGACGTGGGTATTGAGACTGTTTCGGGCGAGGTGGCCGACATTGCAGAATACTTACAGTTCGATATTCAGTGGATCATGTCAAGTATGCCCATGCCGATGTTCTTGCTTGGCTCATTCAGTGATGCCTCAGTCGGCCAAGTTGCAGGGGTCGCCCAACAGCAGGATCTTCTTCGTCAAATTGAAGACGCCCGGCGAGAACTCGAAGAAGAGTTTACACCGACCCTTCGAGAAGTAGCTATGCAAATGGGAGTTAGTGAGGAAGACGCACAAGATATCAAACTCAGGTTTGGTAATCCCGGCCAGCCAGACCCAGAGGTCGCCCGATCTCAACAAACAATTCAGTATGTGTCTGATGCCAATAGTGGTCAGAATACACAGCAACCGGGACAGCAGACTCGTGGTGGGACAACAACAGGGCCAGCCAGCGGCCCCCTCTGACCAGCCTCAGATGGGCTCCCCTAAGGGCGATACACAGCGGCAGCAGGATGGCGTTGTGACAAAGGGGGAAACCCCGTCCTCGGTCAATAAGTATGGGGCCACCGATCAGCCGATTGCTGGCACAGCCAAGGATGGGAATCCCTACTCCGATTCGGAGGGAGATCCGTCTGCGGAGGCAGCCTCACAACTCAGTGGACGGCATGGCAAGCTCTGGGATGAGGAGGGCTCTGTTGCAGAATTGAAAAGTCAACCCTCACTCAATCAGTCCACCCTTGATGAGTTGGCCAAGGAAATTGAGCACGAGATTCGTTCAGTTCGTGACAATATTCTGAAAGAAGTCGGGAGACGCTACTCGAACGATAAGAATCGCGCTGTCGTAAACTTTTCCCGAGTTGCCAATAGGGAAACAGATAACTCGATTGGTGGCTCGAACCTGAGCCGACACACGAAACGGATCATGGCAGAAGATGTGGAAAGTATACAGGATGAATACACTTTGGATACATCTCCCCACACAAGTGTTGGGAATACTCGATTCTTTGCACAGAATGTCGTAAATAGTGTGAGTGATTCCATCGAACAGATGACACGATACATGCGCGTGCATGTGAGAAATGGTGCCGCCTCAGGGGAGCCGTGGGCAAATGTTCGGGACAGAATTGAGGACAAGTTTAGTGACTCCCTGATCACAGACAAGTCCCGCCTCATTGCACAGATGGAACTGAAGAACGCAATCGAGTCAACAAAGCTCCAGACCTTTGCTCAAGTGGAGGACATCGTTGGGGTCAGGGTCAACAATCCAACTGCTCAGACCTCAGTGACAAAGAAACTTGACGGAGAGGAGGCCTACTTTGATGAAGGCGAAATTGACAGTCAGTTGTCTGATTCGGTGAACGAGTCTGACCTTCAGACAGGGTTTGATCCGCTTCCGCCAACACCTCCCTATCACTATAATGACACAAGCACCCTTGAACCGATCTACAAGGATGAGGAGTGAATATTACCATGAATAATATTACCAAAGTTGATCTCAGTGATGCCGAATTGCACGATGAAAATACCAGCGATCAAGTCGAGGAACTACAAGACTATGAATTAGGCGAGGTTGTTTCCACAGAGGATGGCGATGGAATAATCGCCGCCTTCGTCGAGGATACCTTTTCCTTCCCAGTCGGCCAAAGTGAGGGTCAGATTGAAGAAGTTGAAGATCCTGAAGATGAACCAGAGACTGAGGAGATTGAGGCGAGTTCGGATGAGCCAATGTATATTGTCGCCCTTCAAGAAGGTGGGAGTGTTGCTGTGTCGGCAGATGAGATAGATTCTGATGGCTCCCTTGAGGGCGAGGGCAAAGACATTCAATCATTCGAGGATGTTGGAAATGAGGCAGGAGAGGCCGAACTTTCACCAGTGTACGCGCTCTGTGATGACCCGAGCAACAGTGAAGAACTCGAAACAGCGAAGCGTGAACTAATTATGGAGAGGCAAGCGGCAAGTCTTGCCGACTATGTTGAGGACAAGGGTGTCAGTCTTGCTGAACTTGAGGGCTACTCCTATGAAGAACTCGTTAACATTCGTGGGGTGGACGATCCTCATGTGGGATTTGACTCGCTCCCTGATGGATGGACTCGAAAGAGTGTGCTTGACGCATGGGTAAGTGTCGGCGGTACTTGGCGAACATGTTATGCACGTATGGTCAGAAGTATGGGCACAAACTTTGCAAAGCGGTGGTGTGCAGCTTTGAAAGATGAAACCCTCCGAACCGAAGAATGGAGGGGAGATTTTTAAGAAATTATCTTGAAATTAAAACAAACGTAAAGTAATTTCTGATAAAAATAATGAATAAAAACTTATACAACATACGAAGCTTTTAGCGGAGTGAAACATCATTTAGAGTCAACCAAAACTTTTAAGTAGTTAAAGCTATAATTATGTTGTATGCAATGTAAGCATTGCGATGGCAAATTTGATAACATTGAAAGACACGTAACTGAGGAACATTTAACTGATTCCAAAGAACTTTTGTTTTGTGATAACTGTAATAAGCCATATGCTAAGTATTCATACAGAGTTTCCGATGGAAGTAACTGTTGTTCTCGGAGTTGTGCTGATCAGTACAAGGCTAAGGATGGTTTAGATACAGAATGCACTGAGTGTGGTGAAGATATTCATATTCCACCTTCACAGATTAAAGAAGTTAACGGATATGAGCAGAAGAACTATTTCTGTGATAAAGAGTGTGAGTCCTCCTTCAAATCCCGTGAATGGGTAGGTGAAAATCACCCAAGTTGGGATGGTGGTCATGAAAGATTATACTGTAACGAGTGTGGTGATGAATATTATGTTAAGCCAGCAAAAGTTGAAAGATCTAAATATTGTTCTACCGAATGCAGAGATGAATCTAAGAAAAAGAATCCAGAAAAGTACAACTGTGCCAACTGTGGTGAAGTTATAGAGAAAATGCCACA